GGGAAGACGACCAAGGAAACATGACAACGATACAAGAAGTCCTAGAAGAATTACAGGACGAACCAATCATTTCGTTGGAGGTTGCGTCCTTAACTCATCTTCGCAGGAGCACTATTGAGCCCGACCGAAAACAGAAAGCAGATTTATCCTTTCCAATAATCGTGGTAGCAAAAGACGATAAGTTCCAGAGTATCCTTGATGGAAACCACAGATTACAAAAAGCGCTTGATCAAGGCGAGACACATATCTCGGCTAAAATTTTGAAGGCAACAAATAAAAAGACTATTGACATTGAGCAACAATCGGGTTATGCTTTTGTCAGTCAATAGGAGGACTAATGGTTGGTGAAGAATATTTCAAGAAGTGGAATCCTGAAGTTGATTATCGTCAGAATCCGCACCTATATCGTATTGGCAGAGGACAGCAGGGCGTTCTGATTTGCGAACCTTATAAATCAGAGATCTGTGCTCACTGGCGATTCAAAACTGTTCCAGAAGCAGAGGTTTCAAGTCAGACAATCCTAAAGATGTTTTACGAGTTCGTAGAACAAGGTGATTTTGTGGGTGCAGATATGGCCAAGAAATTTCTACATATGGGTTTCACTCGTGCTCGTCGATACGCTAACCATAGAGATGGTAAAAAGTATGCCGATGATGGCAGTGTCCTGCCTCAAGAGCCAGACGCCTTAACCTGTGAGAAAGCTAATAGTGCTAGAGTTTTTTATGACCGCTGGAAAGAGGCACGGGAAAATAGGATGTATTTATCCATGAAGGAGGCACATAAAAAAATTGAACAAGGATAAAATAATAGAAGATATGGTTGATTATATTACGACTGTATTGGAAGAGCGCCGCCCAGAGTTTTCTGGATTTTCTGTTTGTCCTTTTGTAAAGTCTGATAGAGTAGCAGATGAATTACATTTGGATATATTTGATAATAAAACAGACACCTTGTTAGATATATTTAAGCGTTTCAAGCAGTCTGGAAAGAGAAGTGCTCTTGTTGCTCAAATAAATGAGGACATAGGCAGTCACGAAACAGAACACTATCAGGATTTTATTAACTGTGTTTTAGAGGAGTCTGGCAACTCTAATATTGCTGCCTTATGTTTTAATCCGAATGATAATCTTGAAATAGAGTCTTACAATCCTAGATCAAGAGCACCATATTTTTTGATCAATATGGCATATCGTAAACATTTGTCAACCGCTCATAACTCACTAATAAAGACAAAATATTATAGTAAAATGCCAAAACATTACACTGATTATTTAAGAATAACAAAAAAGTTGAACAAAAATGAAAATACTAATTAGTGCTTGTGTTTACGGAAAAAGTGTAAGATGGAATGGGGATAATAGGTATGATAGCGAGATTAAACAGTGGGCGTTAGACAACAACTTTGAACTAATTCCAGTGTGTCCAGAGAACGAACTGTTTGGAACACCCCGAACGCCGATTAGGTTAAGAGCAGTTGGTGGAGAGATAAAAGCATTTGCTGGTAAAACTGAGGTTTACTCTTTATTAAAAAATAAAAGCAAAGATATATATGGTCGCTTTGAGGATGTGGTGGGGTTTATTGGTATAGCTAGATCGCCAACTTGTGGCATATCAGCAGGAGTTAAGGACTTAGGGTCCACAATTAAAGCCCCCATGCATCAGGTTTTTGATTGCCCAACTACAGAGATCAATTCAATGAGAACAGAAAGCAACCGACAGAAATTTTTGGAAAGAATAAAGAAGTATGAAAGCCGGCGACCTTGTTAGATTTAAGTATACTTGGTCTGACCACGAAGGATGGAAGGTGGGACTACTTAAAGAATATCACACCTGGGAAAAAATAGCAACTATTATTTACGACGGGAAAGAGATTAGAATAGCTGCTGCTCTTGCACAAATACATAAACGGGCTAAAAGAACCTGAACACACTAATTACATCTACAAAGGAGGCAGCAAAACAATGCACGAAAAACTAGATAAATGGCTCGGTAAATGGGCTTCAAGAAAACTAATTGTATGGGGAACATCCACAGCTTTTTTGGCGCTAGGACATGTAACTAGTAGCGATTGGGTTGCTGTTTCTCTAGCATACATCGGATTACAGGGAGCAGCCGATATCGCTGCCAGGTGGAAACACGGAAAATGAAATGGCTATGGTACAAGCTGAAGTCAGGCTGGTGGAAGTTTGTACTGGGGTTTGTTGTCGTGGCAAGCCTACTCATTTATTTTTACCGCTTGTTGAAACCAGCGGAAGATAAAATACAATATTTGGAAGCTATAAAAACAGAAGCAACAGTAGCCTTAAAAGAATCAGAGTTGCGTGGTAGACTAGAAAAAGATAAGATTGGAGCAGTCAAAAGCGTCTTTGAAAATCGTCTAAAAGATACTGAAAAAATAGATGACAGAGAAGAACGACTTAAGGCACTGATTAGACTTCATAAGGAATTAGACATCTAAGGAGATATAAAATGGTAGACATTCCTACACTTGATATTGAGGATTACGATCCCGAATTAAACGAGGAGCAAGAGACTGTTGAAGATCAGTCTGGTGGTGCTCTAACTTATGCTATCGTCGGTGCCGGACAGGGTGGTGGTCGCATTGCTAAAGCATTCTATGACATGGGTTATACAAAAATGCTAGCAGTTAATACGGCTCGCTCTGACCTAAATGGTCTCGATATTCCAGACGAGCAAAAGTTTTTGGTTGATGAGCACGGCGAGCAAGGAGCAGGAAAAGACCAAGCCAAAGCCGAAGCAGCCATTGAGCGAAAAGAACAAGAAGTATTTAATAAGTTTCGAGAAGTATTTGGAAATAATGTTGATCGTATTTTGATCTGTCTTGGGGTGTCTGGTGGCTCTGGTGGTGGGACAGTCAACACACTTATTAAAGTAGCGAAGAAATACTTTACCTACATTGGCGTTGAAAATGTTGATGAGCGTGTAGGTGTTATTGCTTCTCTTCCAACTGCTGGCGAGTCGGCTTCTCCAACCGTAGCCAAGAACGCCCATGCACGCATCAATCAACTTTGCGGGCTCGCAGAAAAAGGTAAGATCGCTCCGCTCATCATGGTGGACAATGAGAAGATTAAAAAGCTTTACCCGAAGCTTACGGTCAAGAAGTTCTGGACAACAATCAACAATACAGTAGCTGGCTTGTTCCACGTCTTCAACGTCCTAGCAAACCAAGACTCAGAGTACACAACCTTTGATGCTACAGACTACGACAGTATTATGAAGCAACCAGGCTGTATGATTATGGGTGTAACAAGTGTTAAGAATCTTGAGAACGAAACCGCTGTCTCAAGTGCCCTTAAGAAGAACCTAGAGAAAACACTTCTTGCCGAAGGTTTTGACTTGACAACTGCTACGGGCGCTGCTTGTATTGTTGTCGGTAGCGAAGAGATCTTTGAAGAGACTGTTGGCTTGATGGACAATATTGAATTTGGTTTCGATACTTTGGCTGCTTTGACTGGCGGGGCTATGGTTCATCGTGGTATTTATGAGGACGACAAAAAGGATAAACTTGTAACTTATACCTTAGTGAGTGGACTTAAGAGACCAGCCAAGCGTATCGAGGGTCTTAAAAAGTTTCTTAAGTGATATGAAAAAAATAGTTGCACTCATACTGCTATTTTCGCTTAACGCCGCTGCGGCAGAGGTCACGAAGTTCGAGCCTCGCCCAGCGGCTGTTGAGCAAGAGGGCGATACCTATGTTGGAATTCTGTTAAGCGAAGAAGACTTTCGCAAAATACTGGAAAAGAAAATTGACACCAATGCCAAACTGTCTGAATGTTCAGTAGACAAACAAGTCTGCGGTAAAGCTGAGAAAATATATCAATCTTCTATCAAAAAACTAGAGGATCAACTCAAGAAAAACAACTCATGGTTTGACAAAAATCGGGGAACCCTTGGTCTTCTCACGGGTTTGGTGATTGGAACTGGAGTTTCTATTGGTATTGTTCACGCAGTGTACCAAAGATGAAAAAAGACTATGATTATATTGCAGCCGTAGAAAAAGCCATCGTAGAAAAATATGGCAAAGATGCAGTTCAAGATTTTAGATCTACATGGAGTCCAGATAAAGAAAGAGAATATTTACAGGATCTCAAACAAAGAAATGACATAAAAAATAAAAATAACCTTGAGTTACAAATAGCCTTTTCAGGCTCAAAAAATAACAGAACATGTCCCGTTTGTAAAACATATTCATTTTCTAACAAAGACGACCTATATATGAATAGATTTAAATGTTGTTACGAATGTTATGTGGATTTTGTAGCCCATGAGGAAGATCGTTGGGCAAATGGGTGGAGACCTGACTCAGAACATTTAGCTTACGCTTATAGGAGAAGAAAAAATGGCAACAGTGCTGGAAATAATTAGAGGTTTAAGTCAAGCAGCGTCAAACGCTTATGATGGTGCTTTAGACGAAAATGGTGATTCATTGCAGGTTGGCCTCCGTAGAGAAGAGGGACACCCAATAATTGATAAGCGTGTTATTGATGGGTTTGGCGTAAAGTTTGCCGCAGATAAGTTAGTTGTAACATATCATAGCGAAGTAAATCTAAAAGAAGTTCATCCACGAAATCAATTTGAGAATGAGATAGAGAAAAAGTTTGGTGACATCATAAAATTTTTAAAAAAAGAATATAAAAAAGTTACCAAAGGCTCTGTCACACTTACAGAGGTCTCGGACGCTGATGTGATAGTGCAGTCAACTTCTAGGGTTAAGTCGTTTGTACAAGCTGTTAAGCAATATAAAATTGGGGGACTAAATGAAGTCGAACCAGTTAGAAGATCTTCAGATCGTGACAAAGACAAAACATTTGAAAAAAGGTTTAAGGACTTTTTAGAATTATCCTCGGATAAGAGACCCTCTAATGATAAGGCTCCTAAAAACCCAGATACGCCAGAGTCATAGATGTCACTCTCTAAACGAGAGATAATGGCGGAAATTATCCGTTGTGGTAAAGATCCCTCCTATTTTTGCACTAGTTATGCAAAAATATCTCATCCTTTGAGGGGGCTAATAAATTTTGAACTTTATGATTTTCAAAAGCAAGCTCTATTAGATTTTAAAGAAAACAGATTTAATGTAATTTTAAAAGCCAGGCAGTTAGGAATATCTACAACTGTTGCTGCTTATGTCTGTTGGATGATGTTGTTTCATCGTGACAAAAATGTTCTTGTTGTGGCTACTAAGCTTGGAACAGCAACAAACTTAGTTAAAAAAATAAAAGCCATCCACAAGCATTTACCCCAGTGGTTAAAAATTGCCTCAATAAGTATTGACAATCGGACCTCTTTCGAATTAAGTAATGGGTCTCAGGTAAAAGCTTCCTCGACATCTGGAGATGCAGGTAGATCGGAAGCCTTATCTTTATTGGTTGTTGATGAAGCTGCTTTTGTTGAAGGAATGGAAGAATTGTGGGCTGGCTTATATCCTACTCTTTCAACCGGTGGTAGGTGTGTGGCCTTGTCAACACCAAATGGTGTTGGTAATTGGTTTCACAAAACATATACGGAAGCAGAAGAAAGCAAAAATGATTTTCATACTATAAAACTTCCTTGGGATGTTCACCCTGAAAGAGATGAGCAGTGGTTTAAAAAAGAGACTAGAAATATGTCCCGTAGAGAAATAGCTCAAGAATTGGAGTGTAATTTTAATGCGTCTGGGGAAACAGTTGTTCATCCTGATGATTTAAAATTAGTTCTTGACGGCTTAGTTGAGCCAAAACGCCGCACTGGATTTGATAGAAATTACTGGATCTGGGATGAGCCAGCAGAAAATGAAGATTATTTATTGGTTGCTGATGTAGCCCGAGGTGATGGCACAGACTTTAGTGTAGCGCAAGTTTTCCATGTTAACACAATGACTCAAGTTGCAGAATACCAGGGAAAAATAACACCAGACATGTTTGCTCCTTTGTTATTTTCAATAGCTAGTGAATACAATGATGCTCTTTTGGTAATTGAGAATAACTCTCTTGGTATTGGAGTATTAAGCAGATTAAGGGATTTAGAGTATAAAAATTTATATTATAGTGTAAAATCTACTCACGAATATGTTGATCAACTAACTGCTGATTCTATTGGTGGGATCGCTGGATTTACAATGTCTATGAAAACTAGACCACTTGTTATAGCTAAGTTTGAAGAATTCGTAAGGAATAAACTAATTACTATTAAATCAATGCGATTAGCAAATGAGATTAAAACTTTTGTTTGGCACAATGGGAGACCGCAAGCTATGAGAAGTTATAATGATGATCTAGTTATCGCAACCTCGATAGGTTGTTGGGTTCGAGATACGGCGCTTGTTGTCAATAAAAGAGATGTTGAATATAGAAAAGCAATGCTATCTGGTATTTCTTTTTCTAGCACCACTTTAAATACTAAAATTCATGGACAAACAGGACACAAAGAGCAACGAACAACTTTTAAAGGCACTGATGGTAGAACTCATGATTTTGGCTGGATAATAAAAGGATAAAAAATGAGCGATAATAATTCAAACAATAGCAATAATCCAAGAAATGTTCAGTCTTCCTTGTTTAAAAGATTGACAAGACTTTTCAGTGGACCAATAGTAAACTATGATCGTCCCATGCCAAATAGTGTTAGGGGTAGTAGAGATGTAAAAAAATATACATTTAAAACTAACACAGGGAGAGAATTTAAGAAAAAAGAATACTATAATCCATTTACAGATTATGGTAGTAAAGTATTAGAGGCAAGAAATAAACAGGTTAGATATACAGACTTCGAGCAAATGGAGTATATGCCTGAGATTGCTTCAGCCTTGGATGTCTACGCTGATGAGATAACAACATCTAATGCCTTGTCCTCCCTTGTTAATGTAGAGTGCCACAATCAAGAAATAAAAGAAATTGTCAATTTACTATTATATGGTGTTTTAAATATTGAGTCTAATCTTTTTGGTTGGGCTAGAAGCATGTGTAAATATGGGGATTACTATTTGTATATCGATATTGATGATACTTTGGGTATCACAAATGTTATTCCTTTGCCCGTTAGACAAGTTGAGAGAATTGAAGGGACAGACCCAACCAACCCTAATTACATACAATATTTTTGGGAAAATGCTGACGCTGGAAAAGGAGTTACTTTTGAAAACTGGCAAATATCACATTTTCGTGTTCTTGGTAACGACAAGTATGTCCCATACGGAACATCTGTTTTAGAACCATCCCGTCGAATTTGGAGACAGCTTTCTTTGTTAGAAGACGCCATGATGGCTTATAGAATAGTTAGATCCCCAGAAAGAAGAGTTTTTTATATAGATGTTGGGAACATTGCAGCCGAGGATGTAGAGCAATATATTGAGAGAGTAAAAACTCAAATGAAGAGAAATCAAATAGTAGAGGAAGATTCGGGAAGGGTGGATTTGCGCTACAATGCTATGAGCATTGACGAGGATTATTACATACCGGTTAGAGGAGATAAAAACAGTACAAGGATTGAAACTATTGCCGGCGGTCAATTTACGGGAGACATAGATGATGTTCAGTATTTAAGAGATAAACTTTTTTCTGCCTTAAAAGTTCCAAAAGCATACTTGGCTCAATCGGACTCCATGGAAGATAAGACAACTTTAGCGCAAAAAGATATTAGATTTGCTAGAACCATTCAGAGGCTTCAGCGTGTGGTTATAGCGGAATTAGAAAAGTTGTGTATAGTTCACTTATTTACGCTTGGATTTAGAGATAGCGATCTTCTTTCGTTTAAGTTGTCGCTTAATAATCCCTCAAAGTTAGCAGAGCTTCAAGAGTTAGAACATCTAAGAACTAAATTTGATATTGCTGGTGCTGCAACTGATGGTTACTTCTCTAAAAGATGGCTTTATAAAAATATATTCAAATTATCAGAGGAAGAGGTTCAGAGAATACAAATCGAGCAATTTTCTGACGCAAAAATGTCCGCTATGTTAGAAAAGTCTGGCGAACCGCCTGACGCTGGTGGCGGTGGAGATGCCGCTGATTTACTTGGTGGAGATGACGCTGGCGGTGATGACGCAGCCGACGATCTTTTAGGAGACACTGGAGACGAAGCTGATGAAGGACCACTTCTAGCCGAACCGGGTGATGAACCAGCACAGCGAGGTGATGGATATGTTCCTGTTACCTCTACTAAGTGGAAACAGGGCGCAAGAAAAAGAAGTTATTTGTCGTCTGCTGGAAACAATCTTGCCTCCTCGTCACGTAGAAACCTATTTAAAGGGTGGAGTGGTGAAATGGGTCCATTGTCGAGGGGTATTGTTGGCGAAAGTCTAGACAACGAGGAAAAAATACTTAACGAGACTAAGCATCAAGTTAAAAAACTAATAGAGCAGTTGGAGCAAAAAAATGAAAAAGAAACATAATAAAAAAAGAAATACTGCTTTTTTGTTTGAGGTGCTAGTGAGAGAGCTTACAAAATCTTTTGTAACTAGAGACGAAAAAAAATCATCTCAGATAAAGAAAATGTTTAAAGATTCATTTGGGAGTGATAGTGTACTGGCAAAAGAACTACACTGCTATAAGGCATTGCAAGAAAAAATAGGGTTAGATAAATACACGGCAGAAAAATTAGTGTTTGAAACCAAAAAAGCATATCAGAGTCTAGATTGTGAGAAGATATTTTTAGAGCAGTCAAAATTGATAAAAAATATAAATGTTAATTTAGGCACTGAGGTTTATAGTAACTTTGTTCCTAACTACAAAACATATGCTACAATATCCCAAATCTTTTCAGATAAAACCCCAGTTAAAAATCGTGTACTGCTTGAGTCAGGAATTATTAATAATTTATCAAAAGATAGCAAAGAGGAGAAACAATTAAAGCATGTTGACTCTCTTGTAATAAAAACTTTTGTAAAGAATTTTAACGAAAAATACGATAACCTACTTAATACACAAAAATCACTACTAGAGGCTTACATTGTTTCCTTTTTAGATAATGGCGTTGATTTTAAAGTTTGCTTGTCTGAGCAGTTAAAAACCATAAAAAATAAAATTGAAGAATCATTATCTTTAGATGAGGTTAAATCAGATGAGCAGATGATAACAAATACCAAAAAAATACTTGAATTGGTAGAAGGATTTAATGTTTCAAGTTTTGACAAAAAGGATTTAATTAAAGTTTTGAAGCTTCAAAAATTAGTGAGTGAGTACGATAAAGATGCCGATTAAAATAAAGATAGGTAACACAGTAAAGGAGGAAGAGCGCCCGACACAGGCTACTATCTCCCTTAAGATAAAAAAAACTTTAAACGGAAACTTATTAATAAATGACCATAAACATATGGATATCGTGATCGTTCCGTCTGAGAATAAAATAGTCACCATGCCAAAACCTTATGCTGAAGTGGATACTTTTCAGACACAAAAAGATTTTATGTATGCTATGTTTAAAGGAGGTGTTACTGAGGGAATCACTCCTCAAGGCGGAGATTTTTTTGGCGTGGTAGAGACAAAATACCCGTCTAAATCGGATGTAGATACGCTACAATCAGTTTTATACCAGATAGAAAAATATATTCAAGAAACAGCAGATAAAGAGATTGTTTACGACAACTACGATGAAAATGTTGAGGACAATTTTGTTAATCCGGACCCAGAAAAAACTACAGAATATGGCGAAGTTCCGCCTTATGAGGATACTCCAGAGGGCTCTTCAACTCCTGTATATTCTTATTATGGCTATGGATACAGATACTAAGAAAGAGTAAATTGGATCTTTTTATTTTCATTTTATGTTCCTACGGGATGACTCAGATATTAGTTTACTCTACTTTGTTTGCTAGTGTTAGACCCGCTCACCATTTTTTTCATTGTCCGATGTGTGTGGGCTTTTGGGTTGGGGTATTTCTCGTCTTCTTAAACCAATTTACAGAACTATTTACCTTTGATGTTTCTTTAATAAATGCCTTTTTATTAGGTTGTTTATCTTCGGGAACTTCGTATGCGTTATGTATGCTTATATCAGACGGAGGATTTCAGCATGAATACCGAACTCAAAGGAATGTGGACGCAAAAGTGGAGACTAAGACCAGTCGCAAGGTGTTGCAGGGGTAGTAGTATCGTGCGGGTAGCGCCCGCTATAAAGAGGACTTTATTTTGAGAAAAAATAATCTTAAAAAAATTGTAAAAGAAGCAGTTATAAAAGAATACTATCGTGGATTTGAAAAAGATTTGAAAGATTTTGGATTTGATAGCGTTGCGGATGCTGCCAGAACTTTTTTCATGAGAGATAAAAAACTTTTTTCTGTTGATAACTTTAAAGAAATTGTCAATAATGCATCAGAACTTAGCACTTTATCATACGCACTCGATTCCTGGAAAAAGGAAAACCCCGGTAAAGACGCTGCTGATCTTAAAAAGGATGTAAAAGTTAACTTTGATGATGAAAAAGATGACAAGGTGGATAAAACTAAGGATACTGAAAAAGTTTTAAACCTATTGGATAAGGTTTTTGATGAATTTGAGGGAATCTATAAAGATACTAAAGATAAAAAACTTAAAAAGTCCATGGAATATATGACAAAGGTTGCTTTAGCAAATAGAAAAGATGTTACAGAGGGAGTTCTTAACAAACTTCAAGGGAAATAAAAAATGAATAAGAAATATGTACTACAAGAGTTTATGAACCTGGATTATAGCGACGATCTTCTTACGGAAGAAGAGCGTGAAGGCAACCGCAAAGGAACTCACCTTATTGTAGCAGGAAAGATCCAAGCCGCAGGCAAAAAGAATGGCAACGGGCGAATTTATCCGAAACCAATCTTAGAGAGAGAAATGAAAAACTATACCAAACTTGTCCGAGAAGGTCGAGCTATTGGAGAACTAGACCACCCGGATAGTTCCGTAGTTGAGTTAAAGAACGCTAGTCATTTAATGACAGAGGTGTGGTGGGATGGAGACGATGTGATGGGTAAGATGAAGATTCTTGATACCCCCGCTGGTAAAATAGCTAGGAATCTTGTAGAAGGTGGTGTTCAATTAGGTATTTCTAGTCGTGGCCTGGGCTCTACTCGTCAAGAGGGTGGTACTACGATGGTTGAGGATGACTTTCAATTGTTGTGTTTTGATTTAGTTTCAGAGCCTAGCACCACAGGTGCTTTCTTGGTAGCAGAAAACCAAGTAAAGACTCACCTAACTAAAGCTGACCGGATTAATCGTGCCCTGAATGATATTCTTGGAGACGATTGATGTCAGCAGGTTTTGGTGTTCCAAATAGTGCCGGCGGGTTTGCTTTTAAGGTAGATCCTGACGGAAACGTCAAGATAGGTGATGAATCTAGCGATCATTGCCAGGTGACAGGCAGCCTTCACATGAACGATCAGGTATTTTTCCTTTCGAACGGAAGGCTTGGCCTCGGCACAGATTCTCCCTCTTACAAATTTGTCGTAGCAGGAAATATGGCAATAAATGAGCACATCCGCCACAACGGAGATGTTGACACTCGTCTTAGTTTCCCTGACAATGGCAAAATTAATTTAGTCGCAGATGGAAAATCTGTTTTTAAGTTTGATGGGTCGGACATTGTACTAAATAATGCCAACGCAAACTACGATACGAAAGTGATGGCTGACAACGGACAGGTGGTATTACATGTAGATGCCGGAACAAACAGAGTGGGCGTTGGTACAACATCGCCCAGTGTTGACTTGGATGTTGACGGCACCACCAAATCCACCCAGTATGTAACGGCTGTGGGTACACAAGACCTTGGAAGTGGCACAAGCAGCACACTATCCATAAGTGCTGGTGTGATGATACTTGACGCTGATTCTATTACGGGCACCGATGCAGGCGGGGGCATGTTGGTACACACCTTAACTCTTCCTAATGGAACTACGAATGGACAGAGGCTTACAATCATAGTTAATACAACTTTTGGCTCCAGTGATAATATCATGATAATGCCGAATCCATCAAATATTGGCGGTGCTTTTGGTGCTCTTGTAGCAAACAGCAAGACGTCAATTGAGTTTGTTTGGTATGGGTCGCACTGGTTTCCGGTGCAATAGATAATTTATCAGAAAGGAAAGAGATGAAAAAATCGGAACTCAAAAATATTATTAAAGAATGCGTCAAAGAGGTAATCTTTGAGGAAGGTGTTCTTTCGGGAATTATTACAGAGGTGGCAGCAGGTTTACATTTAAATAACATAGTAAGTGAAAGCATGACAAAACAAAAAGGAATTAATCAAAAACAAAATAAAACAACCTCTTCTAATAGTAGGGTTTTAGCAGCGATAGCCAAAGATTCTTACGAAGAAGCAAAGAATAAATTTTCAAACCCAGAACTTTTTGAGGGCACTAGACCAACGCCTAGCGGCGATGGCAAGGGTCCATTATCGGGAATTGATCCACATGACTCAGGTGTAGATTTAAGTCAGATTCCAGGCATGTCCTCGTGGGCTTCTGTAGCGAAAGGACCAAAATAATGAACAGTAGAAATAATAAAAGTAATAATTTTTCTGGATTTATCACAGTGCATAGTAGCGAGTGTGGTGGTAATTCTGAAAGGATGATTCGAAAGTTTATTAAAAAAGTTAAAAGAGGTGGCATTCTTGAGGAAGTCAAGGACCGAAGATATTATAAAAGTGGCTCAGTCCTTAACGCTGAGCGTAAAAGAAACAAAAAAAGTTTAGTTCAAAAAATAAATAAGAAAAGAGAAGAACTACTTACTACAACGAAAACCCGTGCTAAAAGGAGATCATAATGCCAACTTACGGTGTATCAGGAAGTTATGTTAGGCAGGCTGGTTTAGGGAATGCCGCTTCATATCAGGTCTCAGGAAGACCATTTTTAACTGGAAACCTGGATATAGACTTGAATGTTGAGGACAAGATTGTTTTCCCCTCAGTAACAAAAAGAATTATTGTTCAAAACCTGGCAGATGTTGATCTAAGAGTTCATTTTCACTCTACTGCCTCATCTCGTGTTAATGAAACATCCTGTTTTTTCACGCTACCAACAACAAAAGATAAACTGGACATTGATGTAAAGTGTAAAGAAATATTTATATCTAACCCCACTGGTAACAATGGTAAATATGAATTAGTAGCAGAGCTTACTGGGATTGGACCAGAGCAAATGTTTGAACTCACAGGATCAGGCATTAGTGGTGTTAATAATTAATTCGGTTCCTTTAGTCGGGTAATATACTATTTACTTTGATATTTACCATCTTCAAGGGGTACTAATATGTCAAATATGTTAGAGCAGGCAATTGTGGACGCAAACTCTCTACGAGAGGCGGCCATTAAAAATGCTGAGTCAGAAATCGTAGAAAAATATTCTAATGAAGTTCGTCAAGCCGTGACTAAATTATTGGAACAAGAAGACGATCTTGATCTCGGTATGGAAGATGAAGATCAAGAAGACAGCACAGCCATGGAGCAAGTTCCAATGGCGCACATATCAGATGGACCAGATGAGATTGTTGAAGTCGATTTAGATGACATTATAGCCGCTGCCCAATCTGAAGAGGATGATGATTTTGAGCTAGAGAGAGAAGAAATAGCGGATGAAATTGGAATTGATTTAGGCTCAGAAGAGCCGGCTAATCGAAATGATGAAGAGTTAAACTTGGATGAGGGTGAGCTTGTAAATCTTTTTAAGGAATTGTTAGTTTTAGATGTTCCAGAACAAGCTGTTGAGGATTCCATGGAAGAAATCTCTCGTGATGAAGTAGAGGAAGATGAAGAGGAAATCTCTCAAGATGCCAATGTTAGTATGGAGCGTGTTGAGGGCATGGATAATGAAGATTCCGAAGAATATCTTAAAATCAAAGAAAAAAATGAAAATTTAAGCAATGAAAATAAAAAGCTTAAAGGTTTGATGGAAAGTTTGAAGAACAATCTTTTAGACCTTCAGACACAAAATGCAAGATTATTGTACACTAATCGTGTTTATGGAAACACCTCCTTGAATGAGCGACAAAAAAACAAAATTGTCGAGATGGTTTCGAACGCACGATCTGTTGAAGAAGCAAAGGTAATTTTTGAAACCCTTCAAAAGACAATGGCGAGTATATCTGAAAAGAATTCTCCAAAATCACTGTCTGAAGCTGTAACAAAAAGATCCTCGGTTGTTCTTAGCAGTCGCAGAGATGAACCAGTTTCTCAACAAAACCCGACCACCGATCGCTGGGCGATCCTGGCGGGATTAAAAGACAAATAAGGAGATAAAAATATGTCTGTAATTAACACTCTTACAGAGGGAATCAGACAACGCTCGCTAGCTAACGAGGGTGAAGCTCTTCTTGGAAAGTGGGAGCGCACAGGTCTTCTAGAGGGTCTCGACGATGTAAAACGATCGAATATGGCCCGTCTTCTAGAAAACCAAGCGGCTCAACTTCTCAAGGAGCAGACAACCATGTCGGCTGGTGACGTTGAGGGATTTGCCTCAGTTGCATTTCCAATCGTGCGTCGTGTATTCGGCAATCTTTTGGCACAGGACCTTGTTTCGGTCCAACCGATGAGCCTCCCAAGTGGACTCATTTTCTTCATGGACTTCGTTTACAGTCCTGACAGTGCCATGGGCGCTGTCAACGAAAACGGACAGCAAGTTCGTGGTACTAGCATCGCAGACTCGTCGCTTTATGGCGGTGGGGTTGTCGGTCGTCAGTTGACTGGTGGTATTGATCTTGAAGATCGCAACCAACAGGTAAGCTTCTATGGTTTGAACAACGGATTTGCTAGCCCAACAGGGTCTAACGCACTTCTTATGCCTCTCTTTAGTGGTACTTACGGTGACACAAAGACATCGCCGGGCGGAGAACTTTATGAGGTTCTTCGTGGAGATCCCGATTTGGTTTCGGGTACTTCGACCTATGCTATCGGAACGGCATCGTTTGACGGAAAAACAGCAGGCGCTGGCGGCTCAGACCTTGGTCTGAACCTTGACAACCTCCAAGCGGTTGTTATTTCTGGTTCTGATGGTGCTGGTGAACTCGGAGATGGCGGATATCACGCTACTCGTTTGAATCAGTTGTCCGGATCTAGCAGAAACACACTATTGTTGGTCGGTATTTCTCGCCTTGGTGGTCGTACACCCGTACAGCTTTCTGAGTCCATGGGCGGAAGAAATGTTGCTGGCGCAGGTGCCGGTGATCCAAGAGACAATGTGAGTGGTACCGTTATTTTCCCAATCACAGATCAGTTCGCATCTGCTGGCGATCCTTTTGGAGCCCTTAAGGGTGCTAATTCGTCGCAAGGATGGGGACTTGAAGCCTCAAGTGACATTCCAGAAATCGATATCAAGGTAGACAGCCTCGCCGTGACAGCAGTCACGAAGAAGCTGAAAGCTAAGTGGAGCCCCGAGCTAGCTCAGGATCTCAATGCTTATCATAATCTTGACGCCGAAGTGGAATTGACAAGCGTTCTTTCGGAGCAAATCGCTCTTGAAATTGATCAAGAAATTCTTTCTGATCTTGTTAGTGGTGCTAAGGGCGCAACCCTTTACTGGAGTCGCCTCCCTGGCAAGTTTGTTAATCGTGAAGACGGAAGTATTCTTGGAAGCACGCTTTTCCCAGACTTCACCGGAACGGTTAGCGAGTGGTACGAAACTCTTCTTGAGACAATCAACGAAGTAAGTGCCCGTATTCACCGTAAAACACTGCGTGGCGGTGCTAACTTCTTGGTCGTTTCGCCAGAAATGGCTAACATTCTTGAATTCACCAGCGGATTCCGTGCTGCGGCTGCTGTTGATGAAGAGGGTGGCAACTGGGGAGTTAAGCAGGTTGGTTCAATTAGTCGCAAGATGGATATCTATGTTGATCCTTACTTCCTCCGAAACGTTGTTTTGGTTGGTCGCAAGGGGAATAGCTTCCTTGAAAGTGGCTATGTGTATGCTCCATATGTTCCGCTGCAAGTCACGCCGACCATTTTTGGTACAGAGGACTTCGTGCCCCGCAAGGGAGTCATGACCCGCTATGCCAAGAAGATGGTTCGACCTGACATGTACGGTCTAGTTATTTGTGTTGACCTTGTGAACGCTCAAACTGAATAGTAATTATTAAGTTTGAATAATAACTGAGGGAACCCCGTCCATGTGGCGGGGTTTTCTTTTATTATTTGCAAAACCAAAAACTATTTATAAAGTAAACCTACGAGGTAACTTTTTATGCCAACAAATTTACAACCAGCAAGCACTGTTAGTTCTGTAATATTACCATCGACCGGATCACATTCAGAAGTGGCCGACCTTTTAGCTTATGGGATTTATAATACAACATCTTCTTTTATAAGTGGTGCTGTAGATCAAGTTGCATATACTTTTAATAAATTGGGCGGCAACGTCCTAGACTTAGAGATATCTACCAGAAATGTCTACAATGCCTACGAAGAAGCTTGTCTGGAATATTCTTACTTAATTAACACACATCAGGCTAAAAATGTTCTTTCCGATCTTATGGGCAATACGACAGGCTCATTCGACGAAGACGGAGAATTCTTCGAATTCGATAAGGGTCTAGATGAAAAACCAAACTTAAAATTCCCTAGATTTCAATTGGGATATGCAATGCATATTGGTAAAGGGGGCTCTGTTCATGCTGGGCTTGGTTCAACCCAAAGAATTTTTTCTGCTTCTTTTACACCAGCTAGAGACCAACAAGAGTATGACCTACAGGCACTAATATTTAGCGCCTCAGTTGATGGCTCGCCCGAGGGTGCTGCTTTTACTGGGTCTGTTGGAAAAAATAGAATAAACATAACGAATGTATACTATAAGACCCCGGCAGCGTCTTGGCGTTTCTTTGGAGGAAATGCTATTCAAACAGTTGGTAATTTATCAACATATGGAACATATGCAGACGATAGTACTTTTGAGCTTGTCCCTAGTTGGCAAAATACTTTACAAGCAATGAATTACGAAGAAGATTTAAAAGTTCGTTCTTCACACTATTCGTATGAAATAAATGATAATAGATTAAAGTTGTTCCCGACGCCAGATGGCTCAAGCCCAGACAAGTTTTGGGTGGAGTTTAGAACCTCTGAGGATGCTTACGATGAACAAGCAGACAGAAAATATGGGGCAGAGGGTGTCAATAATATGAATGCACTGCCTTTCCCAAATGTTCCATATGATAAAATTAATAGCATAGGAAAACAGTGGATAAGAAGATACGCTCTTTCCTTGACAAAAGAAATACTTGGACAGGTAAGATCAAAAATAGGGACAATACCAATACCAGGAAATGAGATTACATTAAACGGACCATCGCTTATTAGCGAAGCAAAAACAGAACAAAGTGAACTTAGAGAAGAACTAAAAGCAGTTTTGGATGAATTAGTATATGGTAAATTAGCCGAGGGGGACGCCCAGTTACAACAAAATGTTGAGACTGTTATGTCATCAATACCTTATGGCATATATGTGGGGTGATATAAATGGCTGTCAATAAATGGACTCAACCCACGCAGCCTCCCCCGCCACTTTTTGTAGGGCAGGCTGAAAGAGACTTTGTTAAACAAATTAATGATGAAGTTATCGAGAAGGTTGTTGGACAACAAGTACTTTATTATCCAATAGATATTGAACGATCGAATTATCACACATTATACGGTGAAGCCGTTAATAAAACATTTTTACCACCAGTGAGAGCTTACGCTCTTGTGGAGTATAATGGGTCCACTAGGACACAGACAGAAATAGGGTTTGATAATATTTATAACATTACCATTCACTTCCATAAAAGAAGGCTAACAGCAGATCAAAACCTTTTTGTCAGACTGGGAGACTTTGTTCAGTATGACCAATTATATTTTGAAATAGTTGATGTGTTTGAGCCTCGCTATTTGTTTGGTCAAGACAGTGATTTTGCTGATGGCACATCGCTAGAGGTTACAGCAGTAGGAAGAGAAGCTAGACAGGGATTATTCGATGCCAATTAGAACACCAACAAAGACACAGTTATCATCATCATATCCTTTGATGTCGTCAGATATTGAGAGCATAGATTATGCCTTGTACAATTTTATTAATGAAGAATTGAATATATATTGTGAGACAAACAAAGGATCACAAAAAGTTCCCGTTTTGTTTTCAACTCCTGAAAGGGCTTTCCAAATTAAAAATGAACAAACCTTAAGGAAGGATAATGGCAGAACAATAAATCTTCCCCTTATAACAATCAAGAGAACATCTATGAATAAGAATCCTCAGAATAAAGGGCGGTATGGTGTATATGTCCCGCCGTATTTTGACTTTTACAAAAAAGGAGGATCTTTAGAGTTGGTCAGAGCAGTTCAGCAAGATAGAACTAAAAACTTTGCAAACTCAAATGCCATTAGAAAATCCACGGGAGGCGATGCAGTTAGTAGGCAAACTTTTCCAGGAGAAAATAAAAATATAGTATATGAGTCGATATCTGTTCCATATCCAACATTCATAGAGGTAGTATATGAAATTAAAATGTTTTCTGAATATCAACAACAAATGAATCAAATGATGGAAACAATAACAACTTTTACAGGGTCTCCTAGTAGGTTTAAGATAGAGTATGGCGGAAATAAATATGAGGCTATTTTAGATCCTAGTTTAGCCATTGGTAATAATTTTGATTTAGGTACCGAAGAGCGACGATTTGAAACTTCGCTGACAACAACTGTGCTTGGATATTTGCTTGGTGCCGGAAAAAATCAAAAAACACCCAATGTTGTTATTAGAGAATCAGCCGCAAAAATACAAATCCAACGAGAGAGAACAATTGTGGGGGACATTCCAGAGTTTAGAAAAGATGATAAAGATAAATATAGACCATAAAATATTGTACCATTCTTTACAGGGAGTTTCGCCCTTTCCTCTACTATTTATTAAGAGCAATGAAGTAGCCATACATACTAATTTGTTCCGTATTTTATTAGACACTACATCAAGGAGACCTTTTTGATGGCTGACGAAAGAAAGTTTAAGTTCATATCTCCGGGCGTTTTTATAGACGAAATTGATAATTCCCAATTACCTGCCGAACAAGGCGCAATTGGACCTTTGGTCATAGGAACAGCCCCGCAGGGACCAGCGATGGTGCCAGTTACAGTTAATTCTTTTTCAGATTTGGTAGAAACTTTTGGTGAACCAAATGCTGGTCAGCCTGCGGATGATGCGTGGAGAAACGGACAACTTAGCGCACCTTCTTACGGTCTTTATGCTGCACAGGCATGGCTAAGAAACAACGCCCCATTGACTTTTCTTAGGTTAGTTGGAGAGGAAGATCCAGAGGCAACTGCCGCTGGTCAAGCAGGCTGGAAAGCTGGAACGCTTAGTTCTACACCAAGCGAAGGTGGTGCTTTTGCTCTTGTCGCTTTTCCAAGTGGGTCTGTAGCTGCTTCAACTGCGAAGGAGTACAGAACTCCTGTATCGGGTGCTGTTGCAGCTATTTTTTATGCTAATGAAGGGCGAGTTGTCCTTAGTGGTAACTTTGCTGGACCGACAGCCATCGCAACTCGTCTGGGCACAGGAAGCCTTTCGACGCTTATAGAAACCGATGACAAGGGCAGGTTCCACCTAGCCTTTGCACCGAATGGAACGGACCCTTTAAACTCTTATAGTTCGGTTGTCTCGTTAAACCCAGATGATAGAAACTTTATTAGAAAAGTTCTTAATACCAACCCAACGGTTGTGAACTCTGCGGTCACCACGCAGCAGACACGAACCTCTAATCAGGGTGGCGGCTACTGGCTTGGCGAATCTTTTGAAAGACAGCTTAAACAAGTTGGCTCTGGGAGTATGGGTGTGCTTGGCACTGATATATTTGGAACGAGGCATCACCTGGCTATGTTTCCAATGAGAAATCAAGTTAGCACGACACAAGATCAAAACGATCACAACTATGGATCTAAAAAAGCCTCAACTGGTTGGTTTATTGCACAGAATTTAAATGTGGGCGCTGACGCTACTTTCCAAGCTCAATCACAGCAAAAACTTTTTAGAATTGAAGCTAGGACCGGTGGGCAGTCACCGCAAAGAAAAGTTAAGATTACTATTGAAAATATTAAAGCCCCTGAGGGTGAATTTGAAAAATACGGTTCGTTTTCTTTGGTTATTAGAAAGATTCATGATACAGATTTAAATCAAAAAATCTTAGAGCGTTATGATTCTCTTAATTTAAACCCTGCCTCATCAAACTATATCGCAAAAGTCATTGGAGATAAATTTGTTGAGTACGATACCGCAACAAAAACAAATAGAGAGTATGGTAGCTTTACAAACAAGTCGAAATATGTTCGTGTTGTGATGGATGAAGATGTCGATAGAGGAACAACAAATTCAGAGTTTCTGCCATTTGGGGTTTTTGGACCTATGACTTATCGTGCCGCTACGATCGTTAGTGGATCCGGGGGACTTTCTAGATACGGAAAATATCACACAAACTTCCAACTCAGCGCATCCCGTGGTGCTCTTGCTACCATGCTTGATGGTGGCTCTGACGCAACGTTTGGTGACCCTGGCGGTTATCACAGAACCGTTTATGCTGGTTCAGAAGACAACTTCTTGGTTTTTTCACCTGGCAGCGATTCAAAACTTATAGTCAATGATTCGGTTACTTTTACAGGATCTTTTGTGTTTCCCTCCACGCCGCTTCGCCGTCATCAAAACTGGGGACGACCTGGGGTTCCAATGAAAAATGTTTATTGGGGTGCCTGGACAGGGATTAATTTCAATGATCAAACTTTTGATCCCGGTGTTCTTGATACTTTGACAGCAAAAGCAAATGGCTTAGAAGATGTCATCGCTCCGACTGGACCACGAGATGTGGCTCCTGCTTTTGTGGCGGGTCGAACCGGCGCAGGTGTGCATGGTAATGGTCAGGGGAGTCTTAATCTTCCCTCACTTGGGGACGGAACTTTTGCCTCACAATCAACAGACCCCTTGCAGCATAGCTGGGTGTTTACACTTGATGATGTGATGGAGCATTCCGCATCTCTCGGTCTTGGCGGGGGATATGTTTACATGTCCGGCAGTCGTCAGTTCCAAGCGAGCATATCGGCACTCTCTGGCGGATATACAGGATCGCTCAACAAAGGGATTGATAGATTCACCACCTTACTTCATGGGGGTTTTGATGGGACCGATATTACAGAGAGAGATCCTTTTAGAAACAATGCTACGGCTGCTGGAACGGCAGAAGTAGATAGTTCTAAGTTGCACTCAATCAAGAGAGCAGTCAATATTATATCTGATGTTGACCAATTTCAGTTTAATGTTGTAACGATGCCTGGAATTACGCAACAAGATGCAACTAACTATCTTTTGGAAAAAACCGAGGAGCGTGGCGATGCTTTAGCTATTATCGATCTTGAGAATATCTACACTCCGGATACCGAGAGTACAGAAGGTGCCTCAGCCAGAAATAGCTTTACAATTAAGCAAGCAACAGACGCACTCAAAGCTAGAAATATTAATAATAGCTACGGTGCTGCGTACGCTCCATGGGTACAGATCCAAGACACTATCTCAAATAGACTTCTGTGGGTACCTCCTTCGGTTGTTGCTTTCGGCGCTCTTTCTTCCAATGATCGAATAGCGGCGCCCTGGTTTGCACCGGCGGGCTTCACTAGGGGTGGATTGTCTGAAGGAGCCGGCGGTCTACCCGTCTTAGATGTCACCAAAAGACTTACTTCTGATGACAGAGATGATCTTTATGAAGCTGGCATTAATCCAATCGCCAAGTTCCCTGCTGAGGGTATTGTGATCTTTGGACAAAAGACTTTACAACAGACACGATCAGCACTTGATAGAATTAATGTTAGAAGACTGTTGGTATTCCTTAAGAGAGAAATTTCTTTCATCGCTTCTAGGTTGCTTTTCGCACAGAATAACCAAGACACTTGGAATCGATTCTTGCAACAAGCTACCCCGGTCTTGGAAGGAGTCAAATCTCAGTTTGGTATTGACGACTTCCGCCTTATTCTGGACGATACAACAACAACTCCAGATTTGGTCGATAGAAACATCATTTACTCTAAGTTGATTGTCAAGCCAACTCGCTCAGCAGAATTCTTTGCAATTGACTTTGTTATTACAAACAGCGGTGCTTCTTTTGAAGACTAAAAAAGTTATTAAAGAACTATTTAGATATAGGATTTCTTTAGAGGAGAAATTAAATCATGCCTGATCTTTTTTGGAGTAATGTAAATACCGACCCAAAGCGCCGTTTTAGATTTATACTTACCGCCGGAAATATTCCGATTTGGACTATTAAAACAGTAACTAAGCCAGCAGTGACAGTTGGTACGGTAGAACACCAGTTCCTTAATCACACTTTTAAGTACCCAGGGAGAGTTACTTGGAATAATATTACAATGACTCTTGTTGATCCTGTGGATCCAGATTTAGCTTTTACATTTTTGGACAAACTTCGTAAATCGGGTTATGATTATCCGACTTCTGACCGTGTTAGAGGCACAATTAATAAGAAGGACGCTGCTGGAGTTCAGGGTCTTGGCGGAGTCGCTATAGCTCAAATTGATGCTGAAGGCAGAGAAATAGAAAAATGGAAGTTAACAAATCCATTTATTGTTAACATAGATTTTGGTGGTAACTTAGATTACGCTGCTGATGAAATGAATGAAATATCTGTTGAAATTGCGTACGACTGGGCAGAACTTGCACCAGGTCCCGGAAGATTAGCGAGATAAAGATTAACCAATTAAATTTTATCTGATAGAATATATTTAAGTTATTTAGAAAGGTTGTATAAATGAGTAGAAATAAAGGAAGAGTAAGTCCATCTGGGGAGGATGTTCTTGAACAAGAGGAGCCACCTCCTGTAACTCCTGTGACTTACCCCACTCAACCACCCCCAGATAGTTCAGGGTTTAACTGGACTAATCCTACATACTTTGTAGATTTACCCAGCAAAGGCATGTTTTATCCGCCTACTCACCCTCTTTTTAATAAAGATACTGTAGAGATTAAATACATGACAGCGAAGGAGGAGGATTTTCTAACTTCGCAGCCGCTCCTTAGGAAAGGTATCGCTATTGATAGAGTTATTGAGAGTGTTTTGATTGACAAGGATATAGAACTAGATAGTTTACTACTTGGTGATAAAAATGCCATCATGGTTGGTACTCGAATAACAGGATACGGGGAAGAATACAAGGCAAAAGTAACTTGTCCTAAATGTAAGGAAGATACTGATTTTGAATTTAACCTAGAAAAAATAGAAAACTGGGACTTTGAAGCAAAGCTAGAGGAACTTGGATGTGAATTCACACCCAAGAACACAGTGATGGTAAAACTTCCGCTTACAGGAGTGGATGTTGAAATTAGACTTCTTAACGGACATGACGATAAGAGGTTAACAGAAAAAGCTAATAAGAAAAACAAAAAGAATCTTGAGTCTAGTCTTTTGACAGATCAACTAAGGGCTTTTATAGTTTCGGTAAACGGTATTGATTCTCCGTTTGCTATCGCAAATTTTGTTACAGAGATGCCAGCGAGAGACTCAAAATTTTTAAGAGATTTATATCTCAACATTGCACCTAATATTGACTTAACTCAAGAATACCAGTGTTCTAGATGCGGATACGAGGCGGACATGGAGGTTCCGCTTGGTGTAAACTTTTTTTGGCCTGAGTGAAGATAATAAAGAATATATTTACGAAGAGATTTTCCAATTAATTTATTATGGAGGGTGGTCTTTTCGAGAATGTTATAATCTGCCGGTTGTAATCAGAAGATGGTTTATAACAAGATTTTCCAGAGAAAAAATAAAAGAAGCCGAAATGAGGACGGGCACTTTATCATAAAACCCTTTAGCAGACTATTTATTTAAGCTGTGAGGTGCCCTTTGTGAAAGATGAAATTGATTTTGAAAATGAGGTTCTTGATCTAAACGAGGTCAAGAATACTTTAAACGAAAATATTCTCCATGTTTTTGCGGCATGGATTGAGTATTTGTTGTCAAAAATGTTTAAGGGTAGGAGAGTGCCGGTTCGTGTTCGGGGTAACCGGATAGAAGTTGAGCGCTTCACTGATGCCTTAGTAAACGAAAAAAGATACATGGATTACATCAAGAAGTATGGACTTGATGATCCTATGACCTATAAGCAAAAAGCAAAACTGGACGTTGCAATTAAGAAGTTTGAGCGTGAGGCAAGAATAAATTGGCCTATCAAAAACTAATCTTGAAAATAGGATCTGCGAACGATGTCTAGGAGCCGGATTCCAGGCATGGGCATCAGAGACCTAGGTCGGCAAGTTGCCACCGAGGGGATCGCCGAACTTTTCGCCGATCTGGTTGGCAATTCTCAATCCTACGCCGAGCAGATAGCGGACAATATGAACCCAATTGCCGGCATAATAAGAGGTCTCCAGCAGGGTCTTGGAGTTCAGCTTCCAAGAAACATATCAGACCTAACTGAAGAGTTTATTAAGCTAGAGATTAAACTGGATGACCTTCAGGTTGATGTTGGTCGTGCGACTGGACTCTTTACTAAATTAGGGTTAGAAATAGAAGCTCTAACTGATATGAATAGAGAGCTTGGTGTTACCTTTGACAGGACCGCCAAAGCGATGACCGCCCTAGATAAGAACTTTAGCCTCTTGTATCAACAGACCGCACAACAACAGGCAGCAACAATGAGGCTGACTTTTCTCATGGAAAATCTCGGTGCTGCTGCTGAGGATACCGGAAAAAGTTTAGAAGTATTTTCTCGTGGCATGTTTTCCACCGAGCGTGCTGCTCAAAGCAGCGTTAAGAACCTTATTAATTTGGCAAGAGAGATAAGATTTAAAGGTGGTCCTGCTCAAATGATGAAGGACATTGCCGAAATCGGACCAATGATAGTTAAGTTTGGAGAAAGCTCAGAGAGAGTCATGGGAGACTTGGCTAAACATGCCCGTAAGACCGGACTAGAGATGAAGCAGATATTTGATGTAGCAGATCAGTTCGATACTTTTGAGGGAGCCATAGAAAAGGCAGGAATGTTAAACGCCCAGTTTGGGCTAGGTCTTGATTCAATTGCACTAATGCAAGCAGACGACGCTGAAAGAAGAACGATAATCGTGCAGAGATTTCACGAGCTATATGGTGCTTTTGACAATCTAGATCGCCGCCAAAAACAAATTATGGGCGAAACACTAGGTTTCGGTGCAGATATTTTATCTACTAGAAAATATTTTGAGGAAATGCCTCTTTTTAAAGACGCTATCACTACCATAGAGAATGCGGCAGTCGAGCAGACAAAGATAGCAGAAAAAGGCGAGGCGGCTTTTGAAGGACAGATAAGAAACATGGGGTCGATGAAAATCCCAGGCATGGAGGCAAATGTAAATCAAGCTATCGGCGGTGTATTGGACTCTTTTAAGAGTCTTGCAGGTGCCACCACATTCATTTCCACAGAAATGACTAGACAGTTTGGGCTGACCTTTGTACCTAGAGATTACCGAGCCATATTTGATGTTGCTACAGGAACAGGACAGGCACTTTATCAATTTAACAAAGCACCCACAGGTCCCGGTACCCTGCCGGCAGTCCCTGGTGCGCCAGGAACCCCCAATGCGTCACGGTTCCCACTCGCTGGCGCTCCAGGCTTCCCACTCGCTGGTGCTCCCGGCTCTACATCAATGCCGATGGGACAAGGGAATGTCCCTATGAGGCTCCCAGCCGAGCCTGGACCAGCTAATTTACCGGAAGATCAATTACGAGAAGCGGTTGAGAAGGCAGCCAATAAAGCTGCACCAGGGGGAGAAACACTAAGCGAAGAAAAGCAAAGAGAAATTCTGGAGGCTGCCGCAGAGGACCGCCTTCGCCCCGATGGTTCAATTATACCAAGAGGTCCAGGCACTCTTGCGCTGGCAGCAGGAGAGGCTCTTGAGTTAGGAACCTCCACGATGGACCCCTTTAAAAAATTTATGACAGCTAGTGATTTTGCAAAAGCCATGGACGTTGATAATGTTAAAAAGGCGAGAGAGGTTGCTCAACTTCGAAGGCTTGCTCGTATGGATCCTAATATACTGATGGATCTGACCCCCAAACAATTAACAATGCTGCAAGAAGCTCAATCCCCGACGAGCGGGTTTAATCAGTTCAGGCAAGCTAGGGCGCTCAATATATCCCAAGGTGGCGGAGTGACTGCTTCTAATGCCGGCAGAAGATTGATAAAGCACACAGCCAAAAATGTTGGCAAAAGGGCGATACCGATTATCGGTGAGGCGGTTGGGTTCGAGATGGATAGAAGGGATATGATCGCAAGAGGGATGGACCCAACTAAGGCCGCTGCCCGAGAGGGCGTCGGCGCAGCAGCTAGTCTTGGCGGCGGCGCTTTGGGGGCAACCGGCATGGCGATCGCTGGTGCAAAGCTGGGATTGGCTGGCGGACCTTTTGCTGCAATTACGGTTCCCGCCATGGCTCTTGGCGGCGCTATACTTGGCGGGTTTTTGTTCGAACAAGGCGCAGAAATGGCCTTTGATTCGGTTGCCGGAAACGAGGTAGCCGAAAGAGAAGAGAGAGAAAGAAAAAGAGCAGCGCTTCAAGTCCAGAAAGAGCAACCCCATAAACTGGCTGATGCATACAATAGGTCAATGGGCATTAATCAAACCCCAGTTCAACGACGACCTAGTAATACAGCTACCATACCCTTGACAAATAATATTTATATTAATGACCAGTTACAATCTAGTACCACAGATGTCCTTAATGCCGATCTGGATGTTACTAGAGGAAGACAGGTTCGTGGAACTAATCCGCCACGACGAGTTGACACCCAATCTAGTGTACGATAATTATAAAACGGAAACATCAACATGGATAAATTAAATAAAACATTTTTTATGCCAGGGCAAGGATCTGTAGTTGGAGAAACCGATTTATTCAATAGGGGTCACAGGCTAGAAATAACACATTTAGCCACAGATTACTCGGTAGCCTTCTCGGCATTCTTAGATGATTTTAGTGACGCTTATACTTCAGAGTGGTCTGAGGATGAATCGTATGGGCGAATGGACCCAATAGGTAATTTTCGAATGACCAGGAGAAACATATCTGTCGCCTGGCGTATCCCAGCGACCAGTTTCCAGCAAGCAAAAGACAATCTAGATAAAATGAATAAAATAGTATCTTTTTTATATCCTCTATACGGTAAATCTGGCAGAACTCAGACTAGATTTATAAGAATGGGGCCATATTTAAAAATAAAATTTAATAATTTGATTTGTAATCCTTTGGATGGCGGTCCATTGTTGGGATGGATTAACGGAATTACTGTAGATCCAATTTTTGAAGAAGGGGTTTTCATGCTAGAAGGAGACACCATCCCAGGGGAATCAACCTTTGCTCAACCTAGGGGCGGTATTAACCCAACCTCTCAAGGCGTAAATTATTTCCCAAAAACATATAGGTTAAATTTTGAAATGACAGTCCTTCATGAACACTCTGTTGGCTGGCGAAAAAATTCAGAGGGACAATATATTTTCAGAGGTAAAATGGGTAGATCAACAGAAGGTAAGTCATTCCCTTACAAGACAGATGTTCTTCCACTCGAATACCATATCCAACATGCTGGGAGAGGCATTGGAACAGCGCTCTCAACACCAAGAAAAAGTCAAGATCCAATTGACGAAACAGATCTGACTGTAGATCAAGTTCTCCAAAGCGTAAATGGTAATCCAGGCAATGACCCAAATGATCCGTCAAAGATACTTTTTGACGCAAACGGCGAGAGAGCACTTTGGTGGGAGAAAAAAATAGTGGCTACCATCACCGGACCAGAATTACAACTAAGACCAGTGGGACCAAATGTTGAGTTTTATGAAAAAGAAAACCCTGTTGGTTTATCGCAAGCTATAGATATAATGAATAACGCTGAAGATAGAAGGAGTCATAACTAATATGAACAAAAATTATTTTATGAAAACTGGTTTGCCCGGCGAACAAAATCTTTACAATAAAGGGCATAGGTTAGAGATAACTCATTTACCGACAGATTATTCTGTGGCGTTCTCAGCTTTCATAGAACAAATGAGTGACTCTTATAATTGTGACTGGGCAGCAGAATCAGTATTTGGTAGAATGGACCCTGTTAGTACTTTTGAAAGAACAAGAAGAAACTTGTCTCTTATCTGGAGAGTACCCGCTTCTGATACTGTGATGGCTAGGGACAACTTAGATAAGATAAAGAGGTTGATAACTTTTTTGTACCCAACTTATAGCAATGCAGTGGGGGCAACAATGATGAATCAATCACCTTTGTGGAGTGTTAAGTTTGGTAACTTAGTATGTAACGCCGCCAACGGACAGGGTTTACTTGGGTGGGTGAGAGGTATAACAATGGACCCAGCCTTAGAGGAGGGCGTTTTTATGTTAGAGTCCGGACCAGGCGTGCCTGTGGGTAGCGGTATTAATTATTATCCAAAAACGGTTCGTTTGAATATGGAGCTAGCTGTTGTTCACGAACATTCCTTAGGTTGGGAAAATGTAGGCAGCACAGAAGAAGGAAAAGAGATTTTTGTTTTTAGGAAAGATAGCTCTAATAAAGAATCGCCAAAAACTGGCATGTCTTTCCCATACTCTTCACGACGTCATAACCACGAGGTGATTCACGAAATAAGCCCAGATGCTCTTAGGCAAATTGCAGAATTACGAAACTCTATCAATACAGCGCTCTCAAGCGAGGATCCATTTGGGAATATTGTTCAACTGGCTACTGAAGCTATTAGTCCTGCCGACAAGCCGGAGCAAGATAGAGTTGAAGAACAAAAAATATTAAAATAAGAAGAGGGAAATTAAATGGCATCAAGATACGGAGGAAGGGGTCTTATATTTAACGACAACGAAGAATATAAAAAGAAGTTCTTTAATGATCGTGATATCAACCGGGCAGTGCAATATGATACCGCAGAGTTTTTATTTCCAACAACAGATCAAATAGCTGAATTAGAAAATATTAAAATTAGATGGGGAGCGACCTCAAAATTATATAATCTAGCAGCACAGCACTACGGCAACCCAACTTATTGGTGGGTTATTGCTTTATACAACAAAAAGCCAACTGAAGCAGATTTTAAAATAGGTGAGATTGTTTACATACCTTTACCACTTGAAGAAATCCTGGAGCATTTCGGAGTATAATTTATGTCAAAATTTTATTTTGATACATTTCCTTGGGTAGATATTCCTGGCGTTGCTGACGGGGGCTGGACTGCCCTGACTATTCGTCCTCCTGGCGACACAAGACCAACTGTTGGTTCAATCGCTACTTGGTATGCGACGGAAGATGCGTGGCTAACCAACTTAGGATTTGAAAAAGGTATAAAACAAGACGCCGAACAATTAGGTGTTTCAAAAACACAAATATTCGAAGATATTAGTAAATCGACCCTAAAAACTCTTCCTGGAGAGGGCGAGCAATTTCTTATCCCAGTGCTTATTAGAGAGAGTGTGGAACTAACTTATATTATTCGAGGGGCTCTGGAGCGATTGGAAGAGGATAATCTTTTAGGCGAGCTTGAGTTCCTCGGCACCAACGCTGGTCTTAAAAAATTATTTGAGACAAGGATTGATGGAAGGAGAGCTATTGAAGTACTGGTGGAAGAAATGGAAAATTATTCCGAGACGTCCGCTGGACAAGCAGAAAGAGATGCAGAGCTTCAGGCAGAGTTTGACGCCTCTGGTGTTGCTGGACCCGCTCCGCCAACACCAAGATCAAACAATGAGCTTCTTTATGGTATTGATAACCAACTACCCTCAGATCGTAAAAAAGGGAATGGCATGTCTTTTTCTGAGGCAACACTGCGGCTCAAGAAAAATTATGGATTATGTGCTGCCTATGATCCTTTTCATTATGCCTCCGATAATGCAAATGATGAATTAAGTCAACAGCCATACGGTTTAAATTTAATGGGAAATTTTGTAGGCTATTTCGATGAAAAAATAACAGTTGACTCTCTTTTGACTGTTGATGAACAAAAATCATTATTTGGTGAGACCGTCACTAGTCTGCCAGTTGATACTAGGCAGGATATATTTGCCAATAGGCTTAACAGTAAAGGCATTTTTTCTGGCGACAAAACAAAATTTCATAGAAACAGGGTTGATGTCTCTTCAAGGACAATAACCGTGAATACTTTAATTAGTTATTATCCTGAATCAGCCGGCGACAACCCTCCTGCTGCGACCGGACCAGCTTTGGCATCACTAAGACTACCAAGCGCCTTTGGACGAGCTTCTGACCCCCCTAATCAAGATGACTTTGCTAATCTATCTGCTGATAACCGCTCAACTATTATTCGTTTTTCTTATTTTAACACGGTATCTTACAACAATATTTGTGATTTTATAAGTGTTGAGCACGCAAAATTTGTAGCAAAGCGACTTGTTGAAGCCAGACAAAAACAAAAAGCTGGTGGGCAAGAGCTTGAACCAGTCAGATCAGCGTCAAGAGTTATGTCTGGAGCTAGAGCAACTGCTAAAACAAAAAAACAAGGAGATCCAGCTAGAGATGCCGCAGTTAGAATTTTAGATTCTCAAATTCTATTGCTTAGGAACATAAGAAACATATTACCAGTTGCAGCACTTACATGGTATCAAAAAACAGGGCAATTTGACAATCCGATTGCGAAAAATTTACGTTTTGAAAATCTAATAAGTTATTATGGAGAACCAGAGGCAGTAATTCCTCTAGTTAATAACCCTTTGAAAGGATTAAAACCTTTTTTAAACGCTAGTAACTCAGAGCTATCTACTTTGGTGCCTAAGTTAACTTTTTTTATTGGAGATAAAACTGGCAAAAGAAGAAAGATTGAATTTCCAGATCATGTGCATGACTACCAATTAAAAGCCATAGCTAAAGCAAGAAGTAGTTCGGCGATCAAGGATATGCTAAGGAATAGATCAACCCATGGTACTGACGCTGGCGTTAAAAGTTTTACCTGGAACTTCGACCATCAACATGAGGGTGATTTTGCTGTCAAAGCAAATTTATCTTTATTTTTCGGCTCTGCTCTTGATCTAATGAACGATGATTATAGGGCTTTTTTGTACACCACTGGTGAACCAAACATGAATGCTCCAATAATTAAAGGCAATAGGTTTAAAAGTGTGGATAAAGCTAAAAGAGTCGAGAAAACTATCGACATAATACAGAAACGGACGGCAAAACTTCGAGACACTGGTTTAAACCCCCCGACAGAAGGTAAGGACGACGCTTTTGTTATAGATTCGGCTAGAGCCAGCAAAGGATCAATGACTTCAAGACCATCATTGGGATTATATGTTAGAGTTGGGTGGGCAGTCCCGGAAGGCAAGATGCCTTCAAATGTATCTAAGAATTTTAAAGATACAATTAGAAGCACCCAAAGAGAAATTAAACTCAATCTTAGTGGCCACGACATAGAGTACAATACAAACGGACAATTAACCTTGAATCTTAAATATATTGGGTCGATAGGTAATGCCCTAGATCAGCTTTCGAGATCAGATGTTTTAAGCACCACCAAGGCAGATCTAGATGTTGATTTGATGGAATTTTTAATACCGAACATCGTTGCGCCATTACCCGAGGACTCTATTAATCCTGAGATATCAAGACTTGATGCGGTTACTTACTCAGCCGCCGCTTGGCCCAGCGGCTACATCAAAAGAAAATCAATTCTTAAATATCAATCAACACCAGAAATGCCATCTCCGAATTATGAACTTAAAAATGTTTTACCGAGTATCGCTTTAGCTAAAACTGGGGTTGAATATGAACTTAGAACACTAGATGTGCTCCTAAGAACATTTAATGAAAAAGCTGCGATGATATCTCCAGACCAGCAAGGAGGAAACGAAGCAGCACGGCTTCAAGGGATCATCAAGGATATTTTAAATTGGCGCTCAGTGGCACAAACAGCACTTAACAATATAAGCGAACAAATTAGAGAGCCAAAATATGCCTCCATACTCAACACTCTACTTAAAGAAAAGAAGATATATTACGGAAGAATAATACCCAGAACTGATGCACTGCCTGAGAACGCTTATGGAAAAGTTGTCTCAGGTAACTATAGTGATGCTACTCATGGGGTAACTAGAAATAATTACGATATTGTTTTTACTAAGAAACAACCCAAAACAAAATCAGAGAGTAAGTCTGCTAGGAGAAGAAGAATACAAGATGCCCTTGCTACGGCCTTTAGGACTGGTCAAAATCCTGCTCTTTTATTAGACCCAACAACAGCATCAATAAGTGATTTTGATCTAGATTATGGCTCAAGAAATCTTTATTACATAAGGTTAGGCGATATACTTGACACAGTTTTACAAAACATAAACAACCAAGAAAAAAATAATGATGATTTTTACAAAGTTATTCTTGGTTGTTTCAGACCAGTGGAATATGGATTTATAGGTTTTCAGGAGGAGGATGTTTTTATGTTGTCTGACTTACCTATTTCAATTGAATATTTTGGTCAATTTTTTATAGAGACTGTAGTGGCTCCACAACGAGATTCTATTTCTTTGAAAGAATTTTTAGATTCTTTACAGAGAAAATTACTAGCTCCAATGTTTAGAGAATTTGCTAAGAGCCAGGGTGTGAAATCCTCACCTATCTTTGTTTCAACACCAATATTTTCTGGAGTAGAGCTTGACCCTGGATCAATAGTTGACCTTAATGAATTGAGAAGGCTTGCTTTTGCAAGAGAACAATCTAATCTAGCAAAAAATAAATATTTAGTGTTATCTCCTAGGACCGTGACTTATCAAAAAAGAAGAGGTAATGAATCTGAGGATTTGAAAAATGGCATCTATCATTTGAAAATAGGTACAGACAGGGGAATCGTCAAATCTTTTGCCACATCAGATATGAATTTGACAAGATTTCACCGTGCAATGCAGGTTGAAAAAAGCAATCAGCCTGATGGTTTTCTTGTTGTGCCACAAAATTTTGACTTGACTTTGGTTGGAAACCAGTTTTTTCCTAATGGATCGACAATATACATTGACGCTGATGTTGGTTTTGGTAGAGAAATATCGACAACTTTGGGTATTGGAGGATACTACAGTGTTGTTAGGTCATCTCATAGAATAGAGGGAGGGACTTTTGAAACTGTATTAAGTTGTAAGTGGGTTTCCTCTGGAAATAGGGACGGATTATAAAATGGTGCAACCAAAGAAAGTAGACCCAAATTTATACGGCTTAAGATATTCTTATGCCGACAACAGTTCGGATGCTAGAGAAGTTTTTAAGGACCGACAAAAATATGCTAATTTTATTTTCCCCGCAGCCTCTGATCTTGGGGTCGGTCGTGCTTTTAACTTTTGGGGTAAAGACAAATTTTTTGGGAAAATAAATACGCTTGGTAATCCAACCATAGTTGTAGAGACTAGATTAAAGCAATTAAAAAACTCTGATCCGAATCAGCCATTTTATGCATTAGATTTTGTAGCTGACGCTTGGCGAGATTTTTGCGACAGGGTTAATTTAGAAATTGGAAATAATACTTTTTATAATTCGGGACCTTATGCAGATATGAAAGTTAGCAGAGGCTGGAGTGATGTGTATGTGGAGTACCACAATTATATGGTTGAGGATTTATACCCAGCGTTTCAAAATATTTTTATGAGTTCTATGGGACGACAAAAGCGCTTTACAAACTTTAACACTTTTTTAAAACTATTTGATGAGTTTTCTGAATCAATAATCGAAAAAGCTGGGCCACTAACCTTATCTGGGTTCGTAGAAAGTATGTATTACACTCCTCTTAATACTGGTTTGGTGGTTGAGATTTCTACTGATAGGCATGATGAAGACTTAAGAAAAGAAATTAGATTTTTGTATGATGAAAATTTTCCCTTGATTGCAAAGTTGGCAACTTATTACGGCTTTTCTATCGACAAAAACGCTCCGTGGAGATTTGTCATGGACCCAGGCTCTCAAGCAGCGCAAGAGTATATGTTAGGAATTATCATGGAAAATGGATCTTTACCTCCGCCTTCAGGCGGTGAATGCGAAGAGGGTGTCAACATACCAAAGAATAGAGCATCCTCACCTCGATTTGGGTATTCTAGCATTCCAGGGTTTGAGGATGTAATTAGGCGTGCTCCAGGTTATCCACACTATCAAAGACTGATAGGGTCAGCGTTTTCAGCCGGGGCAGCATTTAATGGCATGTTTGCTGCGTCATTTTTGGAGACAACGCAAAACGATTTAGATTTATTAAAAGTTTATCTTTATGACTTTTACAATAGATATGTTGCCGCTAATACAAGTTTGTTAGTCCCTGCCGAAACTTTAGATCGCTGTGATAAACCATCAACAATTTTTAGGGATTTTATTGACCCAAAGATTTTATCTTTGTATGGCGATAAGTGGAGCCTAAAGGCGACTTATATTCTTCGGCGTAGGGAGCGTGGGATCACTGAGACAAGAAAAAACCAAATTAGAGACTTGCGGGATATTTTTAACTTTTATGACTTTATGCCTGACCGGTCAAACCCAGGGAGATACTTGCGTACCCTTGGTTACATTAACCAAAAATTTATTGGAAGGTTAACAACAAGCATATTTAATACTAATATTATATCATAGGTTATATATGTTATTTCAAACTTTAGACGACAAAGCAGAGTGCGTTGGTATTTATTTTAATAACCAATTACTATTTGATTCAAACAATTTTCCTCAAGAGCTTAGCGGTACATGGAGTTACTCACCGTATTTAAGAGATTTTGATGTTGATTATGCCTCCTTGTATTTAGAGGGTAAGCCATTGTCGGACAACATACCAGAGTTCCTGCAAGATGACTGGAATGATGTTTCTCAAAAGATATTGGCATTTAAAAGAAGTTTAGAAATATCAAAAGTTAATCAAGATGAAAACTGTTTTTTTGATCTTGTCCCGCATAGGTTTCTCAAGGATTTTTGTGAGGTTAAGAATAGTGTCACAAAACATATCTTTGACACGCTGCCAAGACCAACAAGATATGAATTCTACAAACATGTCTCAATGTTACTTGGCGACATATCTTGTCATAAGATAAACATTGACAAGCGAAAAGTGTCGTCTTTTATCGCTAATAAGAAGCTTGAAAATTCTGTAAAATCTATCCTTACTGGTTCTCCCTATGTTAGGTATAATCAATTCGGAACCGTAACGGGAAGGCTTACAACTCGTAAAAACTCTTTCCCAATTTTAACCCTTAACAAATCTTTGCGAACAGCTATTAAACCAACGAACGATTATTTTGTTGAGTTAGATTACAATGGAGCAGAGGTTAGAACTCTTTTAGGAATGCTTGGTTCTGAGCAGCCGCTTAATGATGTTCATGAGTTTCACCTAAGCAATGTTTTTGGCGGCAATGTTACCAGAGAACAATCTAAGATTTTATTCTTTTCTTGGCTTTATGGTTCGAAAAAAATGTCAAACTCAGCCGAGGGAGTTAAGTTGGAAAATTTTTATGATCGCATTAAGATACTTGAAAAATATTACACAAACTCAACTGTGACCACACCCTATGGCAAAGTGATTAAAGATGTTGCCCCTCGACTAGCACTCAATTATTTAGTGCAATCAACAACGGCTGAGTTAACTCTAAAACAGGCGCTTAAGATTGATTATCTACTAAGAAACAAGGGCACTGGGTCTAGAATAGCGTTTTTGATACACGACGCTATTGTATTAGATGTTAAAAAAGATGACAAACATCTCTTACCATTAGTTAAAAAATTAATGGCGTCAACAAATTTTGGAAAGTTCATGATAAATACTAAGATAGGATATTCTTTGGGTAGTATGATGCGAGAAAAAATTGGATAAAGTTATAGGTCTCGGAAAATTTGGCTGCTCCATAGCGGAACAATTAACCTCTTACCCTGAGTATCGAGTCTATAAAATAGACTCACAGATTTCGGAGAGAGGCTCTCTTTCTATTGGAATTCACAATAGCATGGAAGAGTACGAAAATAATATTGATGTTCAAGAAATCGAAGTTTACCTCAGGTCAATTAAACCTAATGATGAAGTTCTGATTGTGACAGAGGGTGGAGAAACGATTTCTGGAGCACTTCTTCGGCTAATATCAACAATAAGAGACGCAAAAGTTTCTGTGCTTTATGTTTGTCCAGATAGAAACATAAGTTCTGAGACACAAAAAAGAGATGATAAGATTTGTTTTAATATAATCCAAGAGTACGCCCGTAGTGGGGCAATAAATGGTGTTTACTTGCTTAACAAATCTTCGGTTGAGACGCTCATAGGGGATGTATCAATCCAGGAATATGAAAAGAGTATGTCATACTTTGTCTCTTATGTTTTGGCAATGATTAACTACTTTAACCACACAGATCCAATAGTATCTAACAAGTTGTTAGTTAGAAATATTTGTCGAATAGCAACCTTTGGAGTTTGTTCTTTAGATAATAATGCGCCTGTCAGTTTGTTGTTCCCTCTGCAAGATATTTCAGATGTTCATTTTTACTATGGTCTTCCTGCTCAAACAATTGAAGATGATGGTAAAGTCATGCAAAAAATAAAGCAACAAGTAAAAGACTATAAAACAAATGACTCAATGAGTGTAGGGTTTTCTGTATATCCGGTCACGCTTGATGATCCCTTTGTCGCTTGTGCTGCTTATTCTAGCAAAATACAAAAATTTGCCTTTGCTTGAAACTATATACTGCTGGACAATAAAAAGGTACCAGAATACATATGAATTCAAGATTTAAGAGGGGCGCTCTTCTTGCCTCGTTTATTACGACAGAAGACAACGAGCTTATTGGAGAAGAGGTTCAGTGGATTGCTGAAAAATTAGAGCTAACTAATTCGTATATTTTTCTTTTAGCTAACAAAGAAAGCCCAGAAAGAAAAATTATAACTTATAGCGTTGCTAGTTCGTCTAACACTAAGGTTAATCCAAGACTGCACACCATGCGAGTTCACCGTAAAAAACAGACAAATACGCTTTATACTATAAACGCACTCAATGCAGCAGTGGCATTACAGCACGACGGCGAGACTGGCAAACATTTAAAATTAGATTGGTCTGAGTATGAAAACTGTTTACTTTTAACAGTTGGAAAAAAACTTCAGGTGTACCCTATTGAAGTTGTAAAGATTTTTAAAATAGAGGACGCACCAGAGGAAAATTAACTATACAAGTTCTCCTAGTGTGGTATAGTAGATCACGGTCAACTAACCAGTAAAGGAGAATACAATGGGTATTGATCTTGCAAAGATGCGGCAAAAGCACGCCGCTCTTACGACGGGACGAGGCGGCAGCGATTCCTCGGATAACTTTTGGAAGCCTGAAGAAGGTACACACCAAATTCGCTTGGTCTGTCCGCCAGACGGCGACCCTTTCTTTGAGGCTTATTACCACTACGGCATGGGCTCTGAAGGTAAGACTACAGTCCTTAGTCCACGCACTAACGGAGGTGACGATCCTATCGCAGAGTGGGGAACCCGCCTTTGGAACGAGGGCACTGATGGCTCCAAGGAAGCAGCAAAGCGCTTCTGGCCTAAGATGCGTGTCTTTGCCCCTATCGTTGTTCGGGGCGAAGAAGATAAGGGAGTCCGCTGGTGGGGCTTTTCCCGCACAACCTACCAAGCACTACTTGATGTAGTTCTTGATCCCGAGTATGGGGACATCACCGACACCGAGAAGGGCACTGACATCCGTATTGATTATGGTAAGAAATCTGGTCAGTCCTTCCCGACGACTGATGTCCGCCCAATGCGTCGCACCTCGGCTCTGGCGAAGACAGAAGAAGAAGTCAACACTCTTCTGGAAAGCATCAAGACGGCTGATGAAGTATTTTCAGTTGCTTCTTATGATGAGTGCGAGAAGGTCCTCAACGAAACTTTAGGTGAGGCTATGCTTGATTCTGTCAGCGATAGTGGTAAGGAAACAACTCGCTACAACAACACTGCGCCTCCTACCAATAAGGGCATGGAAGGTGTTAGTGATATCGAGTCAGCATTTGATGACCTCTTGGCGTAGTTGACCGCCAAACCCGCAGGGAGGCACGGGGTACAGGTGTCTCTCCATTTATGGAGTTAAAATGGCAAACAAAACAGGAAATAGCCTTGTAAGTGATTTGCGTAGCGAATTAAACAAGGCAGCAAAAGAAAACATCGCATATGATTTGCACGGTGATAATCCCACCGATGTGAAGACATGGATTTCAACAGGATCAACTCTGTTAGATTATATTATTTCTAACCGCCGAGACGGGGGTATCCCTGTCGGCAAGCTCACCACGATTGCTGGTGAGTCTGCCAGCGGTAAGAGTCTGATCGTCACACAGATTTTGGCGAACACACAAAAGATGGGAGGCGTTGCTGTTTATATTGACACAGAAAACGCAGCCTCCCCAGACTTCATGGAGCAGTTGGGACTTGACACCAAGAACAATTTCTTGTATGTTCAGCCCGGCACCATTGAAGAAGTTTTTGAGACCATTGAGCGACTGATCGGTCGGCTAAGAGAAAAAGCCCCAGACCGCTTGGTTTGTATCGTATGGGATAGTGTTGCCGGCACACCAGTCAAAGCTGAAGTTGAAGGAGATTACGACCCTAACAGTCGTATTGGTCTGACAGCTAAGGCACTAGCCAAGGGTATGCGAAAAGTCACAGAGACGCTCGGCAAAGAACAGATTGCTATGGTCTTTACCAACCAATTGAAAACCAACATCGGCGTGATGTTTGGAGACAACCGAGTGGAGCCAGGTGGCAAGGCTCTGCCCTA